TTTTGCCCATTATAATTTTGTCAGGATTCATAGCTCATTAAGGGTCACTCCGGCCATGGCCGCGGGTGTCACCGATCACCTTTGGTCACTTTCTGAACTTATGCGAGAAGCAAATTAGGACAGTACCAACAAATCAAACTCATGCCCGCATTGCTCGCAATCGAGGGTCTTTACCCATAGGAAGTATTTCACGGGCACATCGCTGTCGCCGTAGATCGGGCAATCGGTGCGGTAGGCCGTGCCGATCTCCGCCATTAGGTTCTCAATCAAGGTATTGGCAGCTAAACGGTAGGCCTTAAGGTCAAGATGTTCGATTTCCTCCCGGACAATCCAAGCGGCCATAGGGTTGATATCGCAGCCCAGCACCTCGCAGCCGACGCGGTTAGCCTCCAACAACGGCGTCCCGCCACCCATGAAGGGATCGGCAACAGTCTTTTCGGGGAAATCATTGGCCTCAAAAAAACTCTCGCTTAGGGGGCGATTGCCAAACTCCGATAAAACCAGGCCCCGAAAAAGCGTGCCGGGCCGCCTGGCAAACCACTTATGCACGGCGATAATAGGGCGGTAATTCTGTTGAATCTGTTTTTCCTTGAGGGCCAGGGCGGCAACAAGAGGGATGTCAAAACGCCGTTCGATGCTCACTGCCAGCCTCCATGGGACCCCACTGCCAATTGTGGAGATATGCTTTCTCGGTAGCTAAATCGATCTTCATGAGGGCAGTTTATGGCGAAAAGGCGGGGAGAGTCAATCAGAATAATCTGTGCGGGGGGCAAGCATGATAGAGAAGGTCCGGGATCATCTCGGCTATGAGACCAGATTTGCGAACAAAATACGGACAAAAGCAAAGAGGCCCCGATAAAACGGGGCCTCTCTTGTGATTACGAATCAGCTGCTCTACCACTGAGCTATGCCGGCGGAAATGCTTGTCAGGCTTATATATCGCAGGTTTTCAATATTTTGGCAAGGCTTAAGAATTTGTCAAAATCACTCAAAATTCGTCAATTTGTACGCAGGTTCGCGGACAAAACGCGGACACCCAAACTGACGGAGGCAGCGGGAATCGCACCCGCGATGGTCGGTCATTTCCAAGATTCCAGCGCAGACCCAGGGAATTATGGGGCCTTTTTCTTGGCCTTGCCGCCCCCGAAGATGGTCGCCAGATAATTCTCATAACCCGTCTGAATAACCGTGGCCGCATCATAAATGGCAAACCAATCCGCCTGATTATCAAAGATTATCTTGGTGATCCCCGGGTCCCAGGCCAACAGCTTCCGGACCTGTTCATCAGTTAGGGGCAGGTAAGGCTTGGGGTCGAGTTTTACCGGGAGGATGACCTGCTCCTTTTCCATTTGGGGGAGGACCTGCTTGATCGCCGGGGCGCACCCGGTACCGCCGAGTAAAATTAACGTAGTTATCAGGAGTAGGCTCGACAATAGCTTGTTGCATGGTAGATTTTTCACCGGACGCCCTCCGTTTGATCTTGGCGAGATTATCGACGATCTTCTTCGTCTCCTGCTGGTTACTCTCAAGGACCGTTTGCTTGGATTTAAGGCTGTCAATTTCGGCCTGCATTGCGGCCTTCACCTTCTGATCGTGGTTATAGACAATCTTGCCGCCCCACCCCATAAGCGCCAGGATAATGGCGCCGCCCACCGCGAGTTTGATTATGGTCCATGTAGCCATTGGAACCTCTTTTGTGGAGGCGGGGGCTTTCACCCCGCCCGTGGTTAAGTGGCTGCGGCCGCGTCCAGTTCGGCGGTGGTGGGCGGCCCGGCGGCAGACGGCCCGGGAGCGGCGGTGGCCAGGACTGCGTTCAGCTTGTCGGTCGCGTCCTGTTCCGCCGCCGCATCGGCAACCGCAGCAGCTTCCAGCGCGGCTGCTTGATCCGCAAAGGTTGCCAGTTGGGCCTTCAGAGTGGTGTTCTCGGTGGCCAACACCACCATCCGGGTCACAACGGCGGCAACTGCAGTGTTCAGGGCATCAGTAATTTTACTCATGGCGGTCCTCTCCTTTAGCTTTAGAATTCTGATTAAAATCTGCGCAAACTCATGATCCTTCTCCGCATCATCCTTCCTCCGGCGGGGGCGCTCCCCACTTTATTAGTTCTAATATTCCACGGTCATACGCCCACCGGATTAAGTGAGGGATGTTCTTGATGCCCAAAACCAAAAATATCTTTGCCCGGTGGGATTCAACCGTTTTGTAACTGACGCATAGGTCATGGGCTATATTCACCGTGCTCTCGCCATTGATTAATCTCCTGGCGACCTCCCATTGTGTGTGCGTCAAGACCAGAGCGTTGACCACGTTCCGGCAATGGGGGCAAATGGCGATGGGACGCCGCTGATCATTATTCATAAAGTGACCTCAAAAACTCGGCATACAGCTGTTTTGCCAGGAGTTTTCCTGCAGCTTCCGACACAACCTGAAGCCCCTTCCGTCCCCCTGGCAACTGCGAGGCCAGAATCCAATTCGCATTGTGCCCATCCTGCCCCAGGGTGAACATGGTGCGAATCCCCACCTTGCCGTTCCATAAGCCAGACTGCATCTGGCTCCATACCAGTCTTTTGGGGCGCACCTCCATCATCCCACCTCTTGCGTCGGCGCCGGCTTGGCCCGAGACGGGGCCGACGCAAGAGCGTTAGGGTCCGGGGGGGCGGCCGGGGGCACAGGCGCCGCCCCGGACAGGACGGTAGTGGTCGCCGTGGTCCGGCTGAAATACGATGCGCCGGCGTTGAGAACCCCGCCACCCATGAGCCCCAGAATCAGTTTCACCGTGTCCCCGTCGATCCCCTTCCGGTGATAAAAACAGTGATAGATGATGAGGACGATGGACACCCCCATCAGGATGGTCCCGAGGCCAACCATAATCATCTGGGGGACCATGGAAAGCACCTGGGGGGTGCTGACCTTGGTATTGTCCGAAGATGCGAGGTCTGACCAGAAACCCATTTATGCCACCCATGCCACCGGGTTCAGGGGATCCCCATCGGTGCGATTCTTCACCCAGACGATCTGAAAGTGCATCCCGTCTGGATTGCTCCACAGGCCGCCCCATTCCATCCCCGACTCCGCAAAGCATTTGACCATCTCGGGCGACATATCGCCTTCCTGCCCGAAAGGATTCGTGCCGGCATTGAAGTCTACCGCCAGGCCCCAGGAGTGCATGGACATCATCCCGCCGCCCTTGCTCTGCCGGATGTTGAAGGACCCCTCATAGGTCCTGAGTTCCCCCGCCAGGCCCCGGGCCACGATGAGGCCGAACGCCCGTTTCAGAGGTTCGTGCATGACGTAATTGCAGTAAATCTTGAGCCCCCAGGGATTGCCCTCGTAATCCTTGACGTGGCCGAAGGCGTCCGCATATTGGGACAGGTCCAGGGTCCGGAGATATGCCTGGGCGAAAGGGCCGTTCTCGTCTGGTTCGCCGAAGATGTCTGCCACCTGGGATTGGAAAAACGGGAAGTCGATGCCGGTTTTGGGGTCGATCATGCTCTTAATCCTCCCTCGGTAAATCTTTGGGGTCGATGATCTGCTTGGCCAGCAGGCCATTGGTAATGCAGGTGATACCCCCGCGAATGCCCTTTAATTCCTTAAAAAAAATATTACGGTCTTCGTGATGTTGCTTTTTTAATTCAGCAATATCGTTTTTGTTTTGCAGGGATCGCTGGCTTTCTTCTCCATGTTTGGGGCAGTCTTCAGGAATCTGACAGGCGTGGCCCAACAAAACCGCCCGGTCCGAGGCCAGGGCCCTCCGGTCCCCGGTCATAATATCCCGGTCATCCGCCATGTGCTGACGATCATCGGCCATGCTGATCCTGTCCCCGACCATAGCCACTCGGTCCCTGGCCTCATTTCGCCGGTCCAGAGTCCCGAAGTTAACATTGAGATCTCCATGGCCGGGGGTCAGTCTTTTCAGGAGTTGCAACAGCAACATCCCGCTCCCTTTGCCAATGGAAATAACCAAGATGACGATCAGGAGCAGGATCTCCATTTCATGCCCGGCGCAGAGTTGTTTAAGCATCAGGCCGCCATGGGGCGGCTACCGGCAGCCCTTCCCGGGGAAACTCCAGGCCACGGTGCAGGAGCTGGGGTTCAATCCGGGCCGGGTGGAAATGGTCCACCACCCGGGCGGTGACCTGCGGCACGTCAAATTTCTTGCAGGAAAAAATGTCCAGATGGAGGCGCCCCTGGTCCGGATAGGTGTGGACGGTGATATGGGATTCGGCGATGAGCACGGCCCCCCGCACGCCCCAATCTTCCGGAGGTTCGCCAGGCGGCGGATGGTAGGCGATGACAAAGGGCGCCATGATCCGGGTCATGCCGATGGCGGCCGGGGTCGCATCGAGGAACTGATAGATCCCCCGGAGGTCAATCAAGGCCTCCCGGGAACAGCCGTAACCGTCCAGGGTCAGGTGGAGACCGAAGGCCTCCGGGGGCCGCTCGAGATTCTGATGCACCATCCATGGAGCCCTCCTCAAGGTTAAAGGGTTAGGTCGGGGCCTCGATCTCCCAGACGTTGTAAGCCGGTACAGACTGATTCACCCCATTTACCATGGCGTAATTCGGGGCGGACGTGACGGCTTTAATCCTGCTGTTCACAGAATCGATGATCACGGCATGGGTGGCAGTGCCGCCGGCAGTCCCCGGAACTACCTGCTGGGCCAGGTTGAGCCTGCGCCCCGAGACAATACCGGCTGCCAGCGTGTAGGCGCCGCTCCCGACCCCAGGAGTGATCGCAACGTGACCCAATGCGTATGTGGCCACATCTGCAACGACGGCAGGGGCGGCTGAGCATAGGTATAGGAAATTGCCATTATTGGCGATATCGTTCAGCCCGGCATCCATCGAATTGGCGTCAATCGATTTGCTCATTGCTTTCTCCCTCTTAGAAAATCATGAAAGTGCCCTCACCCAAGGGGAGGGGTAAAGCTGGTACCAGGGACACACTTCTCGCAGCATCCGGCTCTCCACCAGCCGCGATCGGACAATAGGTAATACTGCGGCAGTCATCCGGGGGTGGGATCAAAATAGATTCGCTAACCGTAAGGCTTCGGACATCATCCGGCGGCGGCTTGATCACTTCGCAAGTGGTTAGGCTTTGGCAAAGGCCGAGAGGCGGAGGAATCGTTTCACAAGTAGAAAGGCTTCGTGTGTCGCTTGGCGGCCATGCCGTGATGGTGGTGCAAATCGTTAAGCTGCGCGCATCACTTGGAGGAACCACCGGGGTTTGGTCACAAGTTGTTAAACTGCGGGAATCAGCCGGAGGCGTGGTTGATAAGAAAACTCCTCTACAAATATCAATAATATCTTGCCCTGAAAGGAGGTCGTTAAACACCGCAACCTCGGCAAGTTCAACATTAGCATAGTCGCCTCGACCAGAATCATATCCTAATCTAAAATCAAGCGTAGACCCAGCCAAAGCACTGCCCATAGTTATTAGGGTGGCTGTATAAAAAATTTGCAACGTATAAGAATACAGGTATATTTGACAAGTTTTGGCGGCACCATCTATGACATAAATCAACTGATAATCATAGCCATTAATTATAGCTGGCAGTCCTATGCCAGTATTGTAATAACCTCCACTCCAATCAATAAAATAGTCTGGATTAAAACTAACCCCAAACGAATCATTAGTTCCAAAATAAGATTTGCCAACCGTACAGAATTCACCAGTTGTTAATGCTCTAAATTTTACGGCTACCGTTATCTTTTTCCCTGTGTCGCCATTCTTAAAAGGGAAACCAGCAGCAAGGGAGGCATCTGCTATTACAAGGTATTGATTAGAACCGTTTAATCTTACCGAAGGAACACCACAAATATCGGTTCCAGAAATAGGCGTGTTGTAGGCTGTGAGGGTATTTGTTGATTTTGTGTCGGTGGTTAATGCCCCACTTGCCATTTTCCAAAATGCAACACATCTGGAATCAACATCCATCGCATTGAACGATGTTAACACAGGTAACGCATCAAATAAGTAAAGCTCGCAGATTTCGATATTTGCATCGCCGTTATTGGCAGTTATATTAATCCTAAAATATCTGTATGCAGTTATAGCAATATCGCAAACAAATGTCCTGAGTTCACCGGAACCCCATGAAGTTTGGTTGGTTACTGTGTGAAGAGTGGCCCAAGTTGAGTTGTCATTGCTGCCCTCCATAGTCCAGTTCTTTGGAGCACGATTAGGTTCTGGAATTATATTAACTTTTACACCATAACTTTTCAGGATTTTTGTATTACCACTACCTATATCAAGTTTTAGCCAACCTACTCCCCCTCCTCCGGCGCTAACCCAATAGTTGGTGCCCCCATCGAAAGCCTTACAAGCACAACTTGCAGACGGATTCTCCTCACTCGACGCAGAAGCGACAAAAGGCGAGGGCGCACTATTCGACGTCATATTGTATGGTGCAAAGTCGGCCATTTATTGCCCCATTGCGAAACTAATACAGTGAATGCACGGCATTATTTCAGGGTTTTCCCAGCCTTACTGCGTGTAACCGCGAGCCAAGCTCGTATAGTCGTAATGGTTCGTGTCCAGCTTATAAATGAACCCGAGATAATCGAGCAGTCCAGCACTTGACAATAGCACCGGAAACGTAAAGTACGAACCTGCCAGGACCTCAGCTCCAAATGCGACAGCTCTCCCACCAACTTCATCCTGGATCAATTCCAGCACCAGCTTCTGGCAGTCATAACCGCCCGTGAAGTGGAACGTCGTTGTCGCCCGATTCAGAACCACCCGAGCAACTCCTCCCAGGCTCCAGTTGATGGTAATGCTGTCAGCGCTGGCCGGGGTTTGCACGTTCTTGCCCAGCAGGACCTCGATCTCTTCCAGCCGGTCGGCTACCTTGGTGAAGGTTTTGGTCCGGGCTATGGAGGTGAGCATGTCAGCATAATCAGCGCCGGAAAGCAGGATGGCCACGCCGGCATAGATGGCCTCGGCCGAGGTGGCGCTGCCGCTCCAGGCAAATTGCCGGAGGGTTGGTGCTCCGGGATTAGCTGAAATGGCCGGATTGCCCGCCGCGTCCAGGACCACGTAATAAGTGCCGGCGGCCGCACCGGTCAGACTCAGGGTGGTGGGGCTGGTCTTGTAATAAAAGGTGCCCCCGTCCCAGTAGGCCCCCGGGGCTACGATGAGGCTGGCGCCGCCGCCAGTGGGAAAATCATAAGAGCTGATGCCAATGAGCCCGGGGCGATCAAAGATTTGCTGGAGGCCTATAGGGACCGCCAGCGCCCCGGATTGACCGGTAACCTGAGCCAGGAGTTGGTTCAGGGTCGCCTCGATGAGCTCGGCGTTATTGTTAAGCTGGGCGATATAATCCATCTCGCCGGCGGCAAACGCTTTAAACAGGCTCACAGTCATGATCATGTCCCCAAGATTGAAATCAAATCGCCATTGGCGTCAAAGCGGCCCTGGGCCCCCAAGGGCAAGCCGCCGAAGCCGGTAGGGCTCAAGCTGCCCAGTTCCGCCAAGGTCAGAGGCCGGATAATCACGCCGTGCCAGGCGTCGCCCAGCACCTGGGCGATGTCTTCGGTAAAACTCATGTAGATCACGTGTCCGAGGCCCTGGCTGGTCTTGGACAGGCCCACAATCACATAGCTGCCGTTACTCTGGCGCTGCAGAGCGACTCCGGTGCCCTGCTGGACATAGAGCAGCTCCTGGTTGTTACTGGCAATCGGCACGGCCTGGAGGACGTTGGAACTGGTCGCGGTACCCACCGTGACGTTGTCGCTCGGCTGGCCGTTGTCCAGGACCGAAGCGCCGATATCCACGTCGCAGGCCCAGACCCAATTGCCGCTGCCGTCCGGGCAATATTGATAGACCGCGCTGGCCACCGTGCCGATGAGATCGCCATTGGCCATGGCCACGCCCCAGTCGATGATCTCCCGGACGCTCATGCCGTCATCACCTTGATGCAATCTGCGGTCAGAACCGGCGTGTCGCCGCGCTTGATGGTCTTACTCAGATCCTGGATCATGAATTTGCGGCCGTCGGGCAGCTCCAGGATATCCCCCACCTCCAGGGAAGGGTCATCCTCCAGGAGGAGGCGGCGCGGATAGGAGTTCGATTTCTCCCAGGTCAATTCCAGCATCGCAATGGCGTCGGCCTGGTTGTAGCTCCCGATGAGATCGTTTTTGATCTCCCGCTTGTTCTGGGCATAATAGGGGATCGGCTGCGGGTTGCCGTTGCCGTCCAGAGGTGATTCGATGGCGTCGGTGTGCTGCTCCAAATAGGCATAATCGAAGGGATAGCCCCAGATTTCATATTGGGCGCTCCCCAGGCTCATCATGATGAGCATGATGACAATGGAGCTCTGGGCTTGCAGGACCCGGCCCCAGGGAATCGTCAAGCCCGGGCTGTCCGTTATTCCGATGACAGGGCCCGGGGCAACTGCGCAAGTGCCTATGACATTCTGGCCGGGCGCGGTATGATCAGGAATGAGGGCCACAGCCAAATATTCGGCTACCATGAGAGTGGCCAGCACCGGCACCCATTTTTCGATGGCGATGGTGATCTCGCCGTGAAAATCGTCCTCCTGCCGATAGCTTTCCTTGCCCACCGGCAACAGCCCGGAATTCACCGATTTGATGATCTTGAGTTGCGTCCCCTGGGCCCGTTGGGTATGGTCATCGGACCACCAGCATTTCAGCTTTTCCTGGGGCGTGAAAAATCCGGTGGTCACCTGCGCGCTCCCTAATTTCTGATAGGCGCTGACGACCTGGGTGAGCTGGGAATCCAGGAAGGTGACCCGGATATAGTTGATGTTATCCTGGGTGCGGGCCGGGATCTGGTCATCGAAGATATATTGCTGATCGCTGAGAACCCGATTCGGGGCCCGGTGCATGTCTTTGGACCAGGCGCCCAGGCGGCCGTCGCCGTCGATAAAAGGCGCCTGGCCCACTGCCTCCAGGATGGTGGTGATGGCGTCCCATGGAGCCACCTGACAAAATTGGGTGATCTGGTTTTTCAGTTGCAGTCCGAGGGCCTGGGGCACCCGCAGCTCCCCGGCACTCATCCCTATATAGCGCTGGGCAATGTCAGAGAGGGGGAGACCGACATCGGTGCCCACCGTATCGGCCGGGGTGGTAATCAGGCGGCGCTTGAGGGACTGGCTGTTATCCCGGCTGAAGACGGTGATTTTGGCCTCCAGGACGCCTCCGGACCGGTTGTTCTCCCAGCCGATCTGCCCCTTAATGTAGCCGGTGAAGGTGTTGAGCCAATCGGACTCACTTACCCGCGCATCGCCCTCCCGCAGCCGGATGATGGCGCCGTCGGCCAGATATTGCCGGGAGTCGCCTTTGTCCGGATGGAAGATCTGTTGAGGGTCGGCCAGGGTGAAACTTAGTTGCGCCGGGCTCCAGGAGATATCGGTGCAATAGGGGGTCAGGTCAAAGGGCGTTTGGGTAGCAGCACCGGTGACCACTGCGGTGAGGTTATCCTGGGCCGGATCGAAGGCCAGGAGCCGGTAAGCCGGGCGGCGCCAGCCTTGATAAAGCAGGTCCGCAAACCCTGGGGCCAGTTGCCGCATCAGGAGGACTCCCCAACGATATAGAAGGAGAAGGTCACTACACCCATGACATAGCCGCTTTGCAGGGCCACATTATCCAGGGCGATGACGCCTTGCGAAGCGGCGCCGCTGCCGGAGGTGGCATTTCCGGCTTGGACATTGGCAATAACGATGTTGTAACCGGTGGCGGTGCGGTCCTTGGGCCACCAGGTGATATAGCCCGAGGCCGGAGGATTGAGGAAATATTCCAAGAGCCGCCGCAGGAAATGGACGGGCATCCGGGACACGGTATCGCTCCCTTTCCAGATCTCGCTCACCGGCTGGTCCTTCAGATAGCCGGGCCAGGCGGTTAGCTGGGTAGCCTCAAGGGTCATCTGCGCCTTGAACAGGGGCCGGGCGGTCAAGGGCCCGCTGTCGAAGTTTTCCCAGCTATCCGGAGGCTCCTCATAGATAATGGGCGGCAGCACATCGCCAGGATAGTGCAGCTCCCGCATGGCGTTGACCCCGGTATTCTCCGGCAACAGCACCAGGTCCACTTGATCAGTGAGTTCCTGGAGCGGATCCTGCACCGTGAAGGTCGTCTGGGAAGTGAGAGTTGTGGTCATGGATGGCCATCCTGAATGGTGGTGGAAAGTTGCAGGGTATCGGCGCCGGCCTCTGGGGCAACATAATCGAAGGCCAGGGCGCCCCCTTGCCGGGCGGTGGCCAGGGGGGCTGCTACCTGCCCATGGGCCGGGCTCGCCAATTGCGCCGTGACATAGGCGCCGGCCAGACCTTCGCCGCCATCCCCGAGAAGTTGGGCCGCAAAACGCATCCGGGAGCCGGCTCGCAGCGGCGTCACCGGTACCGGGTCGGTGAGACTGACCATGCGGGAGAGCGGGCGGTAAAACTCCAATTGACACTGGCAGGCGCCATCGGCGGCATCCGGGCGCTGACGCAGCACCACCAGGCGGCTGCGCCGGGTATCATAGGCGCACAGGTAATTGGTGGCGTCGGAAACCGGATTCTGGACGCTGCTCAGCATCTCCCAGCGCAGTTTCTGATAATTGCATTTGGCGATGATGCCGCCATGAGTGATGATCCAGCAATTCTGGCGGTCCTGATAGGCCAGGTAGCCCAAACCATCCGGGATCCTTATCTGGCCCAGCTGCCGCGGGGTCCCCTCATAGGACCAGACCGAGAGAAACCAATCTTGGACCCCGATGATGAGCTTGTCATCCTGATTTACCAGGGCATAATTAAACATCGGATTGGGAGTCCACGCTGCCATATCAATCGTAAATCCGCCGTTATACGATAACGTGAGAGGGTCTACTTGCTGGATGATCCAAACTATGTAACGACAATAAATGCCCCCATAGCTCCCTAACCCGGCTTGTGAACTCCAGGCTAAATTGATCGCGCCGGATGAGGCGCGTCCCAGAAAAGCCCCCGTTCCAGCGTCCCAAAAGAAGCCTGCAACCTCCCAGCCGGGCCATTGAATGCAACTCATTGTCGCGAATGCCACCAGACGGTCACTGCTGGGCTCATAAAAAAAATTCTTGAAGGAGCTCAGGGACTCCCAATAATGGCGTGGCGGGGCAATGAGCCCAGGATTATACACAAACCATGGGAGAGGCTGACCTGATCCATCTTGATAAGTAATGATCGGCGTCACCGGATCGGCCGCGGGCCAAAGGCTCATACCACCACCTCCGCTTGCAGGGTTTCGGAACCGGTGGCCGCGGGCGGCCCGAAATAGAAATTCCAGGCATAGCCGTTTAGGTCGGTAAGGCTTTGGGTTTTATCCAGGAACCCGAGATTAGGAGGGCTCCAATTGATCACGTATTTGGGGCAGGGCTCGCCATCGGCCGCGGTGAGGCGCACCCGCACCGGATAGCCGATCTCCCGGGAGACCCGGGTCACCGCCGGATAAAACTCGGGCGAGCTCAGGGCGGCCGGGATCGGGGTCAGCAGATAAATCCGCAGCACCAGATCGGTCCCCACCGTGACGATCAAATTGTTGGTGGCGTCATAGGCAGCGGCCCTAAACGGAGGCACCTTGCCTTGCCAGAGGACCTGGAGGTGCACATAATCCAGGAGGGCTACATCCCCGCTGGCGGCCTGGAAGGCCAGGACCTGGCCGGTGCGGACTGCGGCCAGGTTGTCATAACCCCAAATAGAGACGCCGGCCGGGGCGATCGTCCCCTGGAGAGTTCCGTCCTCCAGGCGATAAACGGAAATCACGCCATAAGAACCGCGCACCAGGTAAAGCCCCTGCACCTCATCCAGATAATTCCCGGCCGCCCACAAAGCCGTCCCCAGGGTCCAGGAGGGATTAAGGATCTGGAGGGGCTCATATTGGCCGGTGATATCATCGGCGCCATAACATTGACCACCGTCCCAAGGGACATAATCCCGCAGCCAAAAATGCCGGCTGCCTACCCGATTGCCCAGGGCAAACCCGCCCGGCGGCACGCCGATCGGAAACTGCGAGCCGTCCCGGAAGACCTTATAGAGCTTCTGACCATCTGAGAACAGGAAGGCATCCCAGGCCTGGATATAGGCGAAAAAGCCTATCGAGCCATACGGGGCTAAAGTGAGGTTCTTTGTGCTGGTGTAGAGCAGCTCAAGCATCGTTACCGGCCTTGATCTTAATGCGATCCGTCTTATTTCCCGTCCAGGGGGCGTTCGGGGCCAGGTAGAGATTGGTGGCCAGCCTCGTGTTGCCGGCCCGGCGGCGATCCCAGCGCAGGGAACCCAGGGGGCTGATTTCCATGCCGCTGTCCTGATCCACCCCCACCAGTTCCCAGTAGATCGCCTGGCCGGGGTAGTCCGCCTCCGCCGTCAGCACCAGGCCGCCACCGATGCAGGCAGGTGGAGGAGCCATCAGCTTCAAACTGTCGCCCCGCCTTTCATTAAGCCATTGGCGAAATAAGCGGCAATGGCCTGACTCACTGCATCTTTGATGGCGCTCACCAGGTCCGAGGGAGCCATGGAGATTGAGACATTCATGTTTGCCGGGGCCACGCTCGCCTTGAGGCCGCCCCGGGTGTTAATCTCGATCTGGCTCAAAACATCGTTGGTGGGCAGCAGAGCATCGGACAGGCTGGTGGCGATATCGGCAATGGCCACGGACTGTTGCCCGGCGATGACCCCACGCACCGCCTCATGGGTAGTGACGCCGGACTGTACCCCGGAGGCCGAGAAGGAGCTTTTGCTGCTGCTGGTGAGCAGCATGCCCACCAGGCCGATGACCCCCATGACCGCACTGGAAATGGCGGCTCCAGACGCCCCGAACACATCCTTGAAACCTTGGGTCAAAAGATTCTTGAGCTGATCCAGACCCGGCTTCAGGGCCTCGTTAAACAGGCCCTTGAACATGTTATTGGCCACCTTTTGCAGGTCCTGGCCGCCGGCCGTCAGGGAGTCCACCAGTGACGAAATTCCTTGGGTGATCTGGGTGGAGTAACCCCCGTAGAGGGTGTCGGTCTTCTTGGCCTCCAAATTTTTGTCCAGGGCCGCCCCATAGCCAGGGACAAAAGCCGGGGAATTGGGGTCCATGACCCCGGCCTTAAAGGCCTCGGCTTTGGTGCGCTTCCAGTCCAGTACGAGTTTTTGGAGGGTGGCCTCCTGGGAGGAAATCGCCCCCATGAGCTGCGCCGTCTCCATGTTCAGATCTTCAGTCGTTTGGGTATATTGTTTTTTGAGTTCCAGTTGCTTGGTCAGTTCTTCGGTGATTTTCTTTTCACCGTCCAGCTTGGTCTTGGCGGCATCCATGTCGAGCTTGGCCATTTCCTGCCGGTTCTTGGCGGCCAGGGCGGCGCTCTTCTCAGCGCCCATTTCGGGGCTAAACTTCCCCTGGGCTTGCTGCTGCGCCAATACCGTCAATTCATCGGCATAAGCGGCTTTTTGCGCCTGGCGCTTCTTGGCGATCTCGGCCAGGGCGGCGGCGGTTTCCTGTTTTTCCAGGTCCTGCAATTTCTGGTAATACTCGGCCCCGTCAATCTTCCCGGTAGCCAGGTCCTGGGCCAGGAGCGCCCGTTTCTGATCCAGGGTGGCCTTCAGGAGCTGTATCTGGTCCGCGGCCGCGGCCAGGTCGGCCTTGCGCTGGGCCTCCAGGGCCTTCATGTGCTCGCCCAGGATATCCTCTTCCGCCCCGCCGCCGCCCTTGCCGCCGCCTCCTGGCAGGGCGTGATCTTTCGCACCCTTTTTGCGGGCCTCTTCGGCTTCCCTTTTAGCCTGCGCGGCCCTTTCCTCATCCGTGGGATTCAAGCCGCCAAAAGGCGATACCGCCCCGGCTTTAAGGCCCTTATGAGAGGCAATAAAGGCTTGGTCCTGCTCCTTCCGGCCCGCCGCCAGGCCCCCTGCCTTATATTCCTCGGAGGGAACCCATTCGGCGCCCCCGACATATTCCGGGTGCGTCTTTGACAGCGCCGCGGCCTGCCTCATGACCAGATCGGCTCCCACTAAAGTCGCAACGATCACCAGTTGCCAGGGGCCGGAAAGGGCGACTCGCAGCAAGCCGACTTTGACCAGCACGGCGCTAATCGCCTCGGCACCCGCAGCAATGCCGGTCCATTTCATGGCCGCGACCAGGAACCTAATTTCAATCAGAAAGCCGATCAGGTCCTTATGTTGGGCGGCAAAGCTGGCAATGGACCTGGCCCAACTGCCGATCTCAGTCACATAACCGGCAATGGTCTCGCCCAACTCCTTCAAGGCCGCCTTGTTCTTGCCCACCGCACTATAAAAATCATCCCAGGACTTAATCTCCTCCTGGGTAATGGCCATGCCGATAGGCTTGACCAGCGCAAAGAGGGCCTCCTTGACCTCAGCCACCTTGGCCTTATATTCATTGAGCTTGGTATAATAAGAGTCGCTGACACTATCCACCGAGCCCTTGAGCTTTTCAGCCATGGCATGGGTGGCGTTCATGAGAATCTCGGCCTTTTCGGTGCCTGAGATGATGCTGGAGTCCAGGAGTTTTTTAGTCTCGCTGGACATGGACTGCAAGACTTCCTTGATGCCGGGGACCATCTCGGCCAACTGCTTGGGGGTGCCCTTGACGATGCCCTGCACCAGTTTGTCGAAGGCCTCCTGCAGCGGCAACCCCATGGAGGCGCCCAGGACTTTGGCGTCATCAGCCAGTTGCGGCAGTTTATCGACGGAGATCCCGGCCTTGAGAAATTGTGAGGTGGCCTGGTAGGCACTGGCCTCGGTGATGCCCTTCTCTTTCAATTTCTCAATATAGACTTCAACCGAGGCGGCCGACATTCCGTAATAGTTGGCGATAGCGTCGGCCGAGGCCCGCAGCAACTCGACCTTGCCGCCCTCCTCCAGGATGGCCTTGCCGAATTCCTTGGCCTGGGAGATGAGTTCGTAGAAGCCCAGGGACACGCCGGCGAACTTCAGCAGGCCCTTGACCTGGCTGACCGTATCGGAAACATAGGTCTTGAACCCCGCCAGCTCCCCCTTGCCGTCCAGCAACCCTTTCTTCAGGTCGGTAACATCCGCCACCAGCTTGGCTACTAAGCTCCCGAGACTATCATCCGCCATCTTGCTTTCCTTTCACCGGTAACCCGGCGATCCAGGATAGGACCGGAGCACTCAATTTCTTGGGGGGCTTGGGCTGCTGCGCCTCATCATCAGCCACGCCCTCCAGCCAGAGGCCGACCAGCTTCCCTTCACTCCCCAGGGCGTCCCGGATGCCCAGGGAGACGGCCACCGACTGGCGCCAGACCTCTTGCTGCTGATTCAGCACCAGGGCCCGGGCGAACAGGTTCAATTGGGCGATGGTGTAGCCGTCTTTGAGGTCCTCCAGCCGGTGTCCCTGGCTGAGCAGGGCCTGGAAAACCGTGGTTAAGGCTAATGGATGACCGGGGCCGCCCCGGTCCCGAGATTCCCCAGAGCCAGGGTCAAGAAGTTTTTTATTTGATCTTTATTCTGGAGCAGAATCCGCAGACCCAGGGCTGCCTGGGTGCCCCCGTCCATCTTTTCCAGGTCACCCAGGCCCAGCCGCAGGGTGATGATAATAAGCCGGGGGAAGAAGGGCAGCACCGCCGGCAGCAACTCAGCCCACCGCTCCAGGAGGAAGGCCTCGGCATTCTCGAAGTTGAGCCCCAGGGGGGTGAGGGCCTTGACCAGCTCCGTCAGAATGCCGAGGACCTGCCCGAACTGCACCAACGTCCAGGGTGTCAGAGTGTAAGGCCCTACCTGCTCTTCCGGGAAGAGCACTTTAACTTCATCGACTGCGGGCGGCGGTTTCTGGTTTTTGGCTTTCGTCATAAAAACCTCTTTGCCCTACTGATCCAGGCTTTCCCAGTAGCCATACGGGAAAGCGGCGTCCGCCGCCGAGTTGTCCAGCCACTCGATGATCAGCGGCACCTGCAGCTCCTTTTTGGGGTCGAAGGACAGGGCTCCGTCGGCCTTGAGCAGCACCCGGGCGTGGTGCAGATTGCCCTGGAGGCCGGTGTCGGGATAAAACTGCATGCGGATCGCCCCCCGCACATAATTACTCATGGCAATGGGGAACTTCAGGCTGGCCCAGGTGACGTGGGTATAGGACACCTTGACCATCTGGCCGTCGGTGATGGCCCCGCCGGCGATCCGGCCGATCCGGCCCACCTGCATATTGGGGGGGCCTTCGCCCGCATCGATGACGTAATCTGTGTTATGGACATAGGTGACGTCTCCGGCCAGATTTTTGACCGTCACCGCCGTGAGCCCGTATTGCCCCCCCGGCACCAGTTGTTCGCCGGCCAGGGCCAGCAACTGATCCACTACCGGAGCGGTGCCGGCGGTAACCGGGGTGATGGCGCCGCCCTTGAAGAAGGCCTGGAGGTTCTTGGCCACCGCCTCCTGGAGCTTCAGTTTGATGGTGCACTCCTCCTTGAGGGAGAAGATGTCGGCCACCCGGGAACGCCCGGACCGCTGGCTCTCAAAGGAAAGCTCAGTGGTCTTGGGTTCGATGGACATTGAGGAAATATCGATGTTCCCGAGATCCCGCTCGCCAGTGCCGTCATCGAAAAACAGGATAATGCCGCCGGGAATGGTTACCAGGCCGGTATCGCCAGGATTGAGACCGGGCATGTGAGTGCCTCCTTAATTGGTCAGGGCTTGCCCCAGGGGGTGCCCGTAGGTGAGGCGGACGGTCAAGACCATCTCGCCGTATTCCTCAGTGCAGAATGCCTTGCGGTTGCCCCGCTCCTCCACCTTCATCAGGCCAGTTGACCGCAAAGGGGCCAGGGCCGTCCGATTATGCCAGAGGCCGTGGATATAAGCGGCTACCAGGTCGGCACTATCTTTGAACGTCTGCCAGGCCGGGCTATCCTCATCGGTAACCGGGCCGGTGAAGGCGTCAAAGAGCACCAGGTCCAGATCAAGTTCATTTTTAGCCAGGCGATTATCTATGCCCGGGGCATCATGATCCTCATAAAACAGCAGGGCCGGAAGCGGCAGGATGGGATTGCCCTCGCCGTCGTTTGCAGCCAGGTCTAAGGGGAACTGCCAATCCCGCTTGATCGTGGCCACCCCCGGCAAGCCCTGCAGCATGGTCGCGACGGCCTTCAGCAGCGTGGTTTTAACCGTCTCGGTCATAGCTGATCCAGCAAACAGGATTTTTTCAGGTCGGCAAAAAACTGCGGTTTGATCCAGGCGATCAACTGGCCCGGATCGATCCGCTTTTTGATGACCACCGAGCCTTTCAGGATGAAGAGCGGGATGAGCGTCTGCTTACCCATCTTTTCACCCGCCGCCCGGCGCTGCCGGATGCCGCCGCCGGTCCCGGCGCCGCCCCAGCCTGCCACTCCCCACATGATGCCACCGAAGATCTTCAAGCCGCTATATTGCTTCGGCCCCACCGGGTGACCGGCCACCAGCTTGACAAAATCCGTCGGGATAGCCAGGAAACCGTGACCATGGGGGGTGATGGTGGTTTGCCCGACGCCGATATGCGCCGCCGCCCAGGCTGGCGGCGCATAGAGACCGGCCTCGATGAGATTCCCCTGCAACTGGATAGGCCGGCGCACATAGGGCATGCCTCGGGTCCGCTTATGAAGCGGCTCCTCGGCCCGCAGCTTGTCCCGGACCCGGGTGAGGTTATCCCAGAGGATATCCCCCACCCGCTTGTCCAGGAGATGCGCCAGCTTATCCAGCGTGGCAATGGGATCTTTCTCGGCCATTAACTTGCCTTTTGCTTTTGCTTTTGCCTTTACTGACTACTGACTACTGGCTACTGGCTACTGCTTCAAGTTTTGGTCGTAACCGCGGTGAACAGATACGCGGCGCCTTGGAAGACGAAGTTTTCGCCGATGTTATGCCGGACCCGGTAGATCCAGCTCCGCTTGGATTCATCCCGGTAAGCCTCGGTGATCAGTTCCTGGGGGCTGTCTTCGGTCCACAGAAAGCTGCGACCCAGGCATGGTTCCCGCAGATCCTGGGTGCCGGAGGAGACAAAGGCCAGCAGCGCAAAGTCGGCAGGCCAGATCTCCGCCAGGTCATGGGGCTGGCCTTTATCGGCCGTATCTTCCAGGGCCCCGGCTACGAACACATCATTCAGACCCAGATACTGGGCCAGAATCCGGCGCTGGTTTTCCATCGACTGCAACTCAATGGGCTGGGTATACTGCAGGCGCTCATTGAGCTTCTTGCACTGGATCATGTTGAGGAAATTCGCCTCATTGACGGTCAGGACGTTGGGTCGGATCCCCGAGCCCAGGCGCATGAGCTGCCTGGCCGCCATCACGTCTTTACGGGGATCGCAGTTCTCCAGATCGGTCCAGGCCACGGACACGTCACCATTCTGGGGGATATTGTCGGGGTCGCAGAGCATGGCGGCCACCCGGGCCTCCTTCTCCATCAACATGCCGTTGATGTTCCGCTGCACGGTGACCACCTCGGCGTCGAAGAAGCGCATGTAGAGCTTGCGCTCGGTGTCGTCCAGCGGCTCTTCCAGGCCCCGGTCCTGGCAGGCGTAGTTCTTCATCTCGAACTGCCAGTCGCTGCGGCTATAACCGCTCCGGGGGGCCCGGAGGGTCTTGCGCACTTTCAGCATGGCCTCGATGGGGATGTAAGGGTATTGGGCGCTTTGCAAAGGCACCTCAAAGATTGGCAGGAGCTGCTGGGCGATGAAGCCCCGCTGGTCCGCGGCCATCGCATACTCATAGGCGATGGCGGCCAATTCCGGTTTCAGAATGACATCAACTCCGGGCGCTGGCATGATTCATATCCTCCAGAGAAATAAAGTTTCGGGTTGCGGCCTGAATTAGGCCGAGCCTTTCCAGACCCCCATGGCCACCAGGGTGGCCCGGACCTCGGCCAGTTGCACCGGGATGGCGTCCGCCTGGGCCTGGGTAAAGCCGTAGGAAGTCAAGGCGCTTCCAGTCGTGGCCACGGCCACCTGTGAGGCGCCGGACCGTTGGGCCAGGAGGGCCTGGTAGAGCCCGTCGAAATAGGACTTGAGCGTCGCCTTGATGTTGGCCCAGGACAATTTTTTCAGGGCGTTGGCATCGGCACTGTCCATCAGGGCCGTCATGTCGGCATCGACCGGCGTGGTCTTCGCCGGAGAGGCGTTGATCACGCTTCCGGCCGGCAGCTCCGCCACCGACACATCCCCGGCATAGGCGTCGGGCATCAGTTCGATGATGGAGCCGTCGCCGCTGGCGCCGATATTGGCATAGCCCAGAGCCGGCCCGGCCGGGGTGGCGCTCACCTTGCCGTTGGCGGCGCCGTAGACCAGGGCGGTCAGGGTGATGGGGGCGCCGGCCTCGACCTCATGGGTGGCGCCGTTGTTCCAAATGGCCACCGATACCGGATCGCCTTGGGCAGCCCGGATCTGGGTGATACCGATGCCCGCCTCGCCGGCCCCGGCATATTCCACTTCCGGGGGCTGCGTGGTGGTACCGGATTTGAATTTCACCCGGCGTTTCGGCTCCAGGGCTGCACCGGCCAGAAAAGTCAGTTCAAAATCATTCCAAGACATCTTCCCTACCTCCTTCGATCCGCTTCGGCCCGGGGGCCTTATTTTTTGGGTTGATTCATGCGGGTCTGATATTCCTGGTGCAATTCCGGGAATTTCTCCACCGCCAGGCGAATGGCCGCCGTGCGGGTCTTGGCTTCGCCGCCGACCAGGAATGCCTCAACCTTTGCCTCAAAGCAGTCACCCTCGCTGGGCGACGACTGCCCCTTAGGCTTGGTGGCGCCGGCTTCCATCTTCTCTTTGATCTGGCCCTTCAGGGTTTCGATCTCAGCGGCGCTGCTGGCCTGGGCCTCTTTCGAGGCCTTGAAGAAGGACTCGAAAACCGCCACTGTGGCCGCCCACTCCGGTCCGATGGTCGCCAGTACAGGCGCACTTTCGGCGCCGGCCTGGAGGATCTTCACCACCCGAGCCCGCTCCTGGGCTTCGCCCTCGGCCAGGAGCTCGCCATAGACCTCTGGGTGTTGCGCTTGCAATGTTAGTTTATCCATCCTGCTTCCTCCTTGGGTTTGCCCCATTTTTTTTACCCGGCCCATCTCAGCGGCCAGGGCCACCGCCGCGTCCAGGGTGCCAATCTTATCCACCAGGCCGGCGTCCTGGGCCTGTTTGCCGATGAAAGTACGGCCGTCGCCCATCTGGGTGTGCACCGTCTCCGCGTTCAGCCCCCGGTGCTGGGCTATCGAACCGAGGAAAAGCCCATAATAGGTGTCCGACAACTGCTGGAGATAATCCTGACCTTCCGGTGACAACGGTTCGGTATCGCTGGCGATGCGCTTATATTTGCCGGATGAGATGATGGTGCGTTTAACCCCCTTCTGGGCGTCTTCCCCGGAGCGGTCAAAATGGGTCCCGGCTACTCCGATGCTCCCCACCATGGCGGTATCGCTGGCCATCACCCGGTCAGCCGCCGAACCCAGCCAATAGGCGGCACTGGCCATCTGGCCGTCGCTATGGGCCACGATGGGCTTGACGCCCCGGGCGGCGTGAATCTGGTCGGCAACGCTCTTGGCGCCGTCCACCGTGCCCCCGGGAGAATCGATGTTCAGGAGAATGGCGGCCACGTTGGGGTCTGCCAAGGCCGCTTTCAGACCCTGGCCGATCTTGTCGTAACTGGTGCCCCCGGACATCTGGTCGAGCAGATTCATCCGCTTCATCAGAGTGCCCATGATCGGGACCATGGCGACGCCCTGGCCCATCATCTGATAAGCCGGTTCTTCGGGCGCGGCACTTTTGCGGGTCAAAGCAGCCTCGATAATTTGGGGGCGATCACCCGCCAAAAAACTCTCAACCAGGGCCGTGATCTCTTCCAGTTTGCCCGGGCTGATCGCCCAAATTTGATCTTGGAAGCTGCCAAACACCAGTGGGTAATCTTCAGCACCCGAGCCTTTCAGGGGCGGCGCTTCTTTTTTGGCGTCCTTCAGGTGGAGGGCCAGGTGGGCGTGCACCGCCGCCCGGTCCGCCGCCGGAATATCGGCTCCGCCCATACCGCCGTTCAAGACCCCGATGGCCGAACTGCAGGCATTGATATTGGCCGGCCCCGGGGTGCCGTCCGCCGCCACTTCATGGTGCGGAAATTTGTAGGTGCCCTTCACCCCTTCCTTGCCTTTAGGGTCATACCAACCGTAAATCAGGCGGTAATATTCCCGCTTTTCACCGCTCTTGACCTGCTTTTCAGCGGCCCCCCCATCCCAGGGTTTATCGACCGTGGCCGTATGATGAATCGCAAAAGCTGGCATTATTGTTGTCCTCCCCCCGGTTGATCCGGGGCCGGGGCCGTTTCGGCCTGAGCTACCTGTTTCGCCCGGGCCTGGGGGATCACCAGGCCCAATTCACTGATAAATTCTTCTTCCAGAGCCCGCTGCATCAGCAGTTCTTCCCAATCCTCACCTTGCTCGGAGGCCACCGAGGCGTAGGTATCGAGGCCCCAATCAATGCCCAGCTTGGCCGCCTCTTTCTCCTTGATGGGATCAACCCACCCCCAGGCGCCCCCTACCCAGGCGCAGCGGCAATATTCGGCGCGGAATTTATAGAAATTGGGCACTGCAAAGAGGCCGTCCAGATAAGCCTCCTCCAGGAGGAGTTCCCAGAACGGCTGGCAAAATTTGGCGGCAAACCAATACCGCATAGTCGTGAACATGCGGCGGGCTTCCAGGAGGGACGCCCGGGCGCTGGAATAATTGGTCTTGCTGAAATCCTTGACCAATAATTCGTAGGGCAAGCCCAGGGCCATGCCGATAACCCGCATCACCTGGTCCACAAAGGAGGAGAAATTCAAGGCCCGTTTGAAGTCGATCATTTCGGCCTTTTCCCCCAACTGCCCATACATGATGGTGCCGGGGTCCAAGGTCTCATAGCGTTGGTTTGCGTTGCCTCCTTGGCCATTGCCAGTGCCTGGAAGCGGCGGGGGTGCTCCGAGCAGCGGGTCCTGTTTGGAAATAAACACGGCCAGGCAGGCAGCCACCTTGGCGGCCACTACTTCGGCCTCCAGGTAATCGGCCAGGTCCTTGAAATAATTGACCACCGGCGCAAAAAACGGAATACCGCGGAGCTGGCCGGGCCGTTCGGCCCGGAAGAGGTGCAGGACTTTGGGGCGCCCAAAGGGGTCCCGGGCTTCGACGGGCACCGGCGGCAGCAGATTATAGGCTCCCCCGACTTGGTTCTGATAATCAACCGGGGAAATCCAGTAGCGTAGAGGCTCGCCTCGCTGGCCCACCTCGACGCCGCTCATATTGCCGGTGGTGGTCTTGGCCCCCCAAGAAACCAGGCGGTCGGTCTCCAACAGTTCCACCGCCCAACCTAAGGGGCGCCATAATTCTTTGGGCCTCACCGGCAACGCCAGGACTTCGCCGTCCTCCAGGATCTTACGCAGGGCCAGAAACTGCAGCTCATCGAAATTGAGGCGATTACCCGAATCGGCAAAAGGAGCCCAACTTTCAAAAATCGCCTCCACCTGGCGCTGCAGGACGCGGGCCTTATCTTGCGAAATCCCCAGACGGTCGGCTCGCAGCCGGGATTGCGGCCGCAGCCCCCGGCCCACAATGTTGAGGCCCATGGTATCGGTGGCGCTGCGTGCTACCGGATCATTGCGGTTCAAATCCCTGGAGCGGTTGCGTAACATCTGCAAGGAATAGGGCATGGGCGTGGTATTGGTGCGCCCCAAGGCCCAACCGGCCCGCAGCCGGGAAATTTCCGCCCCTTTGAACTCCGAATAGACGTCGAATTGCACCCGGCTGGCCAGACGCCGGGCGGCCAGGCCCGGGGCCACATAGGCGATGGCCCGGTCTAAAAAATTCGCCTTCACCTGGCGTTCCTCGGCCTGGCTCATCGCCGCCCTCCCCAATCCGGGAAGACCGCCAGCCGCACGCCGCCGCCTTGCTCCCGCAGCTCCAGGCGCTCATATTCTTTGCAGAGACGCTCCCGTTCCTTGTACTTGGCTTCCAGAGCCCCCCGCTGGGAATGCGATCCCTGGGCCGGGCCGCCGGAAACATGAGCCTGATCCGGTTCCGTCTTGGCGATTTCGGCGTCCAGGGCCGCGATCATAGATAGGAGTTGAGTTTTGGAATAAACGGGCATGGTTTTAAGAATGCCCTGGAACCAGGACAAAAAAAAGTGCCTTAAAGGCACAAGAAGTCACAAGATTCCGATAAAATGATTTCGGCGTAATTTTTTTTTAGGCGTCGAATTTCAGGGGGTCAATCCGGTGCTTACTCAAAAATTGTTCCAGAGATTTTTTAGTTACCCGCCAGGACCGCGGCCCCAATTCTACCCCCGCCAATTCTCCCTGATGAATCAGCACCCGGACATGGCGCTCTGTGCAATCCAATAATTCCGCCACCCGTCGAATCTGCAAAAGGCCGCTCATTCTTTTTCCCCTTCCCCTGTCAATTCCAATAAGCGCCAGGATAAATCTGGTAAGGTTGAATCGTAAACAAAACGCCATTTTTATTGAAGCCAAGCTTAAATGCCCTTGATGCCAATACTTTAGGATTACATATGGTGGTTGCTTCAAAATGATCAGGAAAATCGAGATAAACAGTAAAACATCCGAATATACGACTGTAATAAAATTTGAATTGCACGCCCCCTCCTATCGATTTAAAAACCCACCCGGCTCTTGTCCGGTAAATTTATTGACCCCACCTACACCCCCAGCCCCGGCCTTGGCTGCCTGCGGCCGGGCTGCCTGCGGCCGCGGCAGCAGCCAGACATTGAAAGCCTCCGCCGCGGCCATGGCCATGATCTCACAGTCCAGCAGATGGTTGGCCCGCTGGTGCTGCACCGAATAGATATATTTTCCCCGCTTATCACGTTCCTTGACCTCTGCGGCCAGGTGGGTGGCATACTCCGCATCGGTGTCGGCGTCCAAATGGAAACGGCCGTTTTTTACCAGGGCCCAGAGCCGTTCCTTAATCTCAAAGGTGTCCAGCCGCCAAAGCACCAACCCCCCGGGGATGGCCTTGCCGCTCGGATAATGTTCGAGGGCTTTTTTAACCGCCAGGACTCCGTGCAGCGGCTTGGAAGAGCCCTTGGAACCGAAGATCCGCCCCCGGCCGGAACGCCGCAGCCAATCATAGACCTGCGTGGTCAGGGTGGCCTCGCCCTCGCCCATGAGGCCGCCGCCGGTGTCAATCAACCCAGCCCAGACCGGGTGCGGGTAAACGGTCAGCTCCGTCCGGTAAACGTCCTCAAATAGCCAGCGCTCCAGCTCCCCGAAACTCTCGACAAAACCATGGCGGATCTTATGCGATTCCCGCAGGCCGTCCAGGGTCAAAACCCAGGCCCGGATCACTATCCAGAACCCCCGCTTCTGGCTGTCAATGCCGGCGGTCAAGGCCAGGGTGTTCTCCGGGACCACCAGGGCCGGGCGGTTGGTGCGCAATTGCAGGACCGCCGAGGCCTGCCGCTGTTCCACCACCTCTTTCCAGGCCAGCCCCAGCCATTCATTCCAAAAGGTCCTGAACTGTTCCCGGTCTGGCTTGACTTCGAAAAATTTAGCAGCCATTTCGGTCCAGGTGGTGAAGGGCGAAATCTCGGCGCCCCACCAGTACCCCTCATGGGAGGCGTGCGGCAACTCCGCCGGGCGGCTGCCATCCGGCTCCTCATTCTCCGATCCCCAGACTCCCCGGGCCAGCATACCCGTTTTTTGGCGCGCCTCAATTTCCGCCTGGCAATACCGGCACTCATAGACCGCCGGCCGGGTTTGTTTGATATACTCCGGGCTCTGTAGTTCCTTGGGCCACTCCATCCGCTTCTCGCCCCGATGCTTCACCCGGAAGAAATCCAGGACCTGGTATCCGCCGCAGGCCGGGCACGGCACCCAATATTGGCGGCGATCCGAACGCTGGTAATCCTGGTGGATAAAGCCGTCCGGGTCTGTCGGTGTCGAATCAGTAACGATCTTGCGATTGAAAAAGGTCCGGGCCCGCATTTCCGCCATCTGCGTGGGTGACCCGAAGCCCCCGGCGGTGGGCGGGTATTTGTCCGTTTCGGTCATAAAAACAAAGCGGGCCTCGAATTCGCCCAGGTCGGAAGCGCTCCCGGCGGTGGCGAAGATGATCTCCATGTGTTGCAAGACGATGCCTTTGGTTTGCAAATGGTCGGGGTTGCCGGTCAGGTATTGACGCAGCTCAGGGCTGGCCTTGATCATCGTGGTGATGCGTTTGCAAATCCGCTTCACTTTATTTTCCGTCGGCCCCACCACCAGCACCGGCCCGGGGTCCTGACAAATGAGATAGCCCAGCATGTTAAGCCAGATCTCCGTCTTGACACTCCTGGCCGCCCCCATCAGGGTGATGCGCTCCACCTCAGGACAGGTGAAGGCGTCCATCGGCGCCGTAGCATAGGGGGCCTTGTGCGGGTCCCAGCGCCCCGGAAACGAGGCATCCCGGGGAAACTCCCGATGCGCCGCAGCCCACTCGCTGACGGTCAGATCAGCCGGCATCGTCAGAACGGCGAGTTCGGCTCGGAACCAGGAGATTTTGGGAGCTTGTTCAAGCATTTCAATCTTCCCCGAGTAAGGGTGCCTGCCTTTCTTTAGGTCATTGGCAGGGCTCCGGGGCTGCCGCATCCGCCACTGACTCAGCGATAGAGAACTTCTCCGGCAAGGGCCGGGTGACACTCTCCACCGCCTCCCGCAACCGCCGCCGCACCTCTCCGGCCTTGACCCGGCGATCCTCATCCGGCAAAAGAGCCAAGATAAAAGGCTCCAGGCCCAAGACCGCTTGCTTATAAACCGCCGCCCGGGTTGCGAAGAGCTGTTCCACCTCCACCAGCTCCACCAACTCCCCCTGGCGCTGCCTGAGCTCCAGTTCCTTCGTCTCGGCCCGGGCCTTAATCTCCCGCCGGGTCCAAAAAGCCTTGCTGCCGCCCTCTTCTTGGGCTTCGGCGTCGGGATCTTCGGCCGACCCGGCCCGCTCTTGATCCTGCCGGTGCCAGAGTTCGCAGGCCACCAGGTCATAACGCTTCCCGGATTTGGGCATGCCTTTCTTCACCCAGAGTTGCACCGTCCGCACGGTCACCCCCAAATGCTTGGCCACGGCCTCAACGCCGTAAACCTCCGTCGCTTTTTGAGGCTCAAACGCCACTTAGTTCCTCCAAGAGCAGGTTAATGACCACCTGCAGGGCGACCTGGCGGGCCACTTCCCCGCGATACCCCCCCCTCAACAGGGCCCGGAAGAGGGTTTTAAATCCTTGCCGGATCCCGCCGACGCCGGCCCCGAACAGCGCCTCCACCTCCGCCGCCACTGGCTGGGCCAGATACTCAAGTCCCCGGGGCTTGGCCTGCAGCTCGGCCAGCGGCTTCTTCTTCTCCAGCCACGCCTCAATCTCTTCCACATCGAATAAACCGCCCGACAAACACGGCATCCCGGCCAGTACCCACCTCTGAATGGTCCGGATGTTCCGCCCGAAATGTCGGGCTACCTGTCGTGGATGGTCTAAAATCAGGCTCATTTCGCTTTAGTGTCGTACCATTTCGCATTTACCGTTTTACGAAATCATCAAAAAACTTCATAAGTAGGTACACCCCGAGCCTTCGGACCCTTGTTACTTTTAGGCCGGGGAAGGACCCATTGAATCGAGGAGGGCCGGCCGCCCGGTGCCTACCACCACCCCGCATATTGAGGAAGCCACCGCTCACTCCTGATTCCCCTCAACCACATCTGCCTGCACGGCCTGCTGTTCGAGTTGATACCAGAAGACGCGCTCCCCAAGGAACGGCGCCGCCAATAGCCCGGCCACCATCACCAGCCAGAACATCAGGCCCAGAGACCTAAGCCGCATAAACCCTCCCAGTGGCGGAACCACCCTCTCCGCCACTATTCCGCCCCGCCATCCGCCATCCCTAACTTCCTCTTTTCTTTCTTCTTTTTTTAAAAGAGGCGGAATAGGCATATATAATAACAAAACCTATTCATACGCATACGCATGTGGAGTTACCTGTTTCTTGCGCCCCTTTCCGCCACTGTTCTAACATCTATTGCAAAATCAAATACTTAAGAGTGGCGCAAGCCATGGCGGAATAGTGGCGTAGTGGCGGATGGTTACTCAATTGTTCTCAACCCCAGGCCACGCCAAAGCCGCACGCCCGCCGTCCCTTTCAATTCTCTGCCATTGTCGGCGTGGTTCTTGAAGCCCTGCTCTCCCAGGGCCAGGCCAAACGCTCGCTTGGTCAATCGTTCCTTCTTTTGCAGGTTAGTCTCAGCCCAATCGCAATAAGCTCCATAGAGATCGGCGGCGGGGGTAGTCAATTCCGGCGCAATGAGACACTTCGCCTCCAGGAAATCCTTCAAGGGATTCATCTGGTCACGGTAATCCTGCACCGCCGCCTTGACGGAATCTGGTTCAGAAAGAGTGCCGGTCTCCTGCCAGGCCAGACAACCCCGGACCAGCCACGCCAGGATGCCGGGGCTTTCGGCCCGCAGTTTCGTTCCCAATTCCCGGTCCGGGTTCTTCCGGAAGTCCATGGGGAACTCCACCAGCTTCAGCCGGCGCCAGGTGGCGTTGGTTAAATCCCTGATAATTGGTTTATTGTTCGTCTCGATGAAGAGTTTGAATTTGGGGACGAAATCAAATTCCTTGCCATACAAAAACCTTGCAGTAACCGTATCTTGTCCGGTGAACCCCTTAACCAGAGACTCTGAAAGCCTTCGCCCCTTATCGATCTCCGCCGCGGTAATCAGCCGCGGCCCGGCCAACCGGGCAACATCCGAGCGGATTTGTTGCCCGGGATTATCCTTGGCCAGCAGGGTTTCAGTGCTGACATTGAGCCAATACGTGCCAAAAATGTGGCTGATACAGTGCATCAGGGTGCCCTTGCCGTTGGCCCCGGCGCCCCAGAACATCCAAAAACATTCCTCCCGGGTATCGCCGGTCAGGGCGTAGCCGAAGGAAAGCTGCAAAAAATATGAGAGATCATCTGCCCGCGCTGCCGTTTCCTGATCATGGCCAGCGCCCATAACCTCAAACAAGAATCTCTCAAAATTTTCGCAGGTCGCCTCCGGATCATAGGCCACCGGCGACAGGCAGGTGAGCAGATCCTCCCGCCGGTGTTTTCGTAAGTTCCCGGTCCGGAGATCAATGGTGCCATTGGCCACGTTGAACAGCCACGGATCGGCGTCGAACTCCTCCGGCAATACCGGGATACCCGGCTCACTCCTTGCCAGGTTCAGCATCCCGGCAATCTGCCCGGAGGCCTCCGATTTCAGGGCGAATTTGAACAGCTTTTGACGCGTCTCGGACTCCCATTCCAATCCCCGGGCCTCATCATAGAGACTTTCCACCGTCGCTTTGGCCCGGCGCACCACCTCGCCGCAGTTGTCCACCTCCCAGCATCGGCCGGTCCAGTAATACCATTCCTTGTTGAGGTGGTTAAACCGCAAATCCTGGCCGTGTAAGTCCGCCAGCCGGCGGGCATTGCCCCAATCTGACCAGGAGAAGCCTTCGGTGGCCGGTTGGGTGGGCGGCGCGCCTGGAGGCGCCGGGGGCGTCCCTGGGGCCTTCCCACCGCCCACCACCTGCGAATTGCCCCGGCGTTTCCCTGGGGCCGGTGTCCCGCCCACCATAAACTGCCCCAGCTTATCGCTGTGGCTGATCAACGCCCGGGCCTCGGTCCATGTCCGGCCCTGACACGAATTATGAAAACACTGGTAAAAGAGCTTGCCGTCGACCGCCTGGCCGATTGCCGCCTCATTGCTATTATGGGCCGGGTCAAAGACGCATTGCGCCAGGCATGACAACTGGCCGCGGCCATGCTCTTTCACCTTCAAGACCTCCACCCCATAGTGGTCAAGGTACGCCGCCAGGTCAAAAAACCCTTTCCCCTTTTCTTCTCCTGGGTGGCGTAAAGTTCCGCCACTTCCGCCACTTGCCTGCGGCGAAACAGACGCCGCCAGGTCCTGGAGTAGTTTTAGGGACACAGGTGCGCGCTCAGCCGGCAACTCGACAATGCGCGACCATCGGTGCGGCCGCTCGGTTGTGTGATCGCCTTTGTGCGTCTGGGTGCCGTAGAGTTTGGAGAGCCGGGCGGCGTTGAAATTTTTGCCGTCGATATCCAGCCCGCACTCCGCCAGCTTGGCGGCATACCGCTGCCCCAGGGCGCCCAGGACGCCCTTGAGTAACTCGGTATTTTCGGGGGTATTGTCCAGTTCGAGGGCGTAAATCAGGTGGGCGCCGTTGCCCGAGTCGCCCACCAGGGGCGCCGGCCAGCCGGCTGCAGCCAGGTCGGTCTTTAATTGCTGGGCGAAGAGCACGGCTAACTCGTGTTCATTATCGGAGCTGCTCACGCCCGCCGGCCGCTTCGGGTCCACGTCGATGAGCAGATTCCGGAATCCCGCCATATCCTTGTCATTGCTGCGGTCGGCGTTGGCCTTGAGGCGTTCATTGGCCCGCCCCAAGAGGCTTTCCTGGCAGGGATTTAGGGTCAGATAGATACCCTCGGCCTTAACCTGGGCCACCAGGGCGGCGGCCTTCTCCTTGTCCCGGAACCAGCCGGCCACGATCCGCTTCTTCCCGAAGGCCCGGCCTTCCCATAACTGCCGGTTTTCGGCCTGGGGTGGCGAGATCAGGCAGATCTCGAATACCTCATCTCCCGGATGCAGCCATTTCAGGGTGGCGGCGACGTGCTCGGCCGGATCGGGGCGCAGTTGCAGTAATTTGCTCACTGCTTTTCGCCCCTTTCCGCCTGCCTCACGGCCCGGATAACCTCTCGTTCATAGGCCCGGTTGCCGGTGCCGTTATACTCCCTCACAGCGAGAAGCAGATTGCCGTCGTGCTTTTCAAGAGCCGCGCCAGAACCTGGGCCCCGCCCCGGATATTCTCCCGAGGATCCCAGGGGGTTCACTTGGAGCAGTCGGGCCACACCCCGGTCAAGCTGCATCAGGCCGATGCACCGGCCCCGGCCGGAGGTGGCGCACGGATCATAGCGGCTCTCGATGGCCAGGACCCCCTGGATGATATAGGGGCTCACATCATAATCGTGGGCGGCCTCGATGATGTACCCCCAATATTCCTGGCTGAGCACCAGGTGGCCGATCCGGGGCGGCGTCGAGGGCCAGGCCAGGGCCGCGGTGGGGCAGAGAAAGAGAATAATCGAGATGAGACGAATAAGGATTTTCAATTATTCATCCTCCGGCATAGGATCGGCGAACCGCCGGGGAGGCGTTCTTAAGCCAGGCCGGGAGCGATTTCTTGGGTTTGGTTTTTTAGGAACTTTCGGGAAAGCGATTATGATCAGGCCCGTTTCCTCACAAGTCTCACAGGGAAATCCCGGTAAACAGTATTCAGATAATTGGTTTTCTATACATCCCCAGGGAGTTAGCCAAACCCTATAGCCGTCGCATTTGAATTGATTAATCTTCCCGGGCTGCATATTTCACCTATGAATATTTTTCCCGCTGACCAATTCGGGCACAGAGCATCCTGAGGGTCGTGAGCTCCGCGGACCTCAGATAGACGGCATGGAAATTCATTCTTTCCCGGCTGGGAAGCGCCCTGAGAATTGCCGCCGCCGCCTTCACCGCCCCCATGGCCGCCTCAGCCTCCTCCAGGCAATAATCCAGCCAGGCCAGGGCGTCCGTCAATTCCGGAGCAAGCCCGCTCATGCCCCCGGCCTCAGTGGCGCCGGCGTCCTGGTGGGGCAGGCGTCCAGTGGCACAGGCGTCCCGCCTGTGGTCCTTAAACCCTCCGGCTGCCGGAGCCGCGCCCGCTTCTCAAATTCGGCCATAAAAAAACTTCATCCCCTCCAAAACATCATCGTCCGGAACGCCAATCTTGCCGCAGGCCGCATTGATGGATTCAATCGGGCCGCAGTCCTCGCAAATCTTCACCAGGAGGAGGAAGGCTTTCAGGGAGGGGCGCTGTTCGGCATTCGGGTTGGCCCATTTGTAGAGGAGTGAGTCCGAACACCGCTCGATTCCGGCGTCTTTCAGGGCCTTCGCCAGACGCACCACGTCCCGGCCGGTGATCAGGTCCCGCACCAGAAAGCTGATGGAGCGGTCGATATCGGCCCAGAATCCTTTACTCCCGCAGGACCACAATTTATTTTGGACAGTCATGGGACAATAGCCCTCTCAATTGTCCAAACCCGAAGATTTGGAACTCCAATTGTCCACTGAAAACTCAAAAAAAATAAAACCCGATAACCACGCGGGTTTCGGGCCTGTCACTTTTGGATAGTAGCCGGGGCTGGTTGGGTTTATCCTCTTAAGCATGCGAAACCCCATCCTTATTCATTCACGGCTAATTCATCTGAACCGGCCCCGCCGACCATCTCTGCCGGGGGCTGCTGGAGAAACAATTCCTCCACCGTCATGCCCAGGAAGGCGGCGATGCCCTGGCGCGCCTCAGGATTGGCCCGGTTACCGTTGATCACGCCATAGATCGTGGACCAGGGGCGCCCCAATTTGGCGGCCAGAGACACGGTGGTCTCGCCCCGCATCCTCACGAGGCCCTTGAGATAATTGCTCTGCGCCGGGTTCAGATATTTCATTGTGTTATCCTTATCCGCTGTGCTAAATTGTTATTCCAAATCGCCATCGGGCGGGGCCGAGTCTTGGCGGGCCTAATCCCACCCGATGGCGGGCACTATCACCGGAACGGCCGGATGGCGGCCCCGGGGTGCTTCGTTTATAAAGGAACTACAATGTTGACTTATAAAATCGGCAAAGACCTGAGCATTATCGGAGCCTTCACTTGCCCGAAGTGTGGCGCCGTTTCCGAACATAACCTCTCGGAAAAGCAGGCCGGTGATTCAATCGCCTGCCTTTGCGGCGCCAGAATCGAACTCACCAATGACGGTTTCGCCGAGGCCCGGCGCCTCCTGAAAGATTTCAAGGAGCTTTTCAAATGACCCGGCAAGGCTCGTAATAAACCTTTCGAAGGCCGCCTTCCCTTCCGGCGATTCGCCCAAGGCGTGGTGCACAATGATCAAATCTTCCCGGAATTTACGGAGCAAATCCAGACTCTCCGGGGCAAATCGCAAGTGGGCAACAATTTCGGTTTCAGCCATACTCGCCTCCTTGGGGTCCTAAGAATTAGGATAATACACGCAGCGGATATTAGTCAAGAGGATAATTTAACCGTTGACGGATAATTTTTTTAAAGACCCAGAATGGCTGGCAAAATTTCTTGAGAGAATTGGGAAATTGATGCGAGAAGAGGGCCTCAATGATCAGAATGAATTCAATGAGAAAATTGGCATTCAGCGAGCTATAACCCGATGGAAAACGGGCGAGACCTCTCCAGGCTTGAAAAGTTGCCTCGCCATCAGAAATGCCTTCGGACGATCGTTAGATTGGATTATCTTTGGGGAAGAACCTGCTAAAACCTCACAAGAAATCGCCCCCAAATCCGACAAGGCCAGGCCTCTGGCCTCGAAAGATTTTGAATTGTTGAGTGACTGCATTTCGAAAGTTGAAGAAGAGGTGAATGATGAAAAGAAAACCCTTCAGAAGGCGCAAAAGTTCCGGCTGATCTTCCGAGTATATAATGACTGTGTCGAGGACCGGATCAAACCAGATAAGGCTATGGTGAAACGCTATCTTTCCATTTTGGATTAACCAGGGAGGCAAAATCATGGGGGTATTGATTTTAGCCGTGCTGATCGGTTTGATTCCGGCGGCCATCGCCCAATCAAAGGGAAGAAATTTCGTAGCCTGGTGGCTATATGGGGCGCTGCTGTTCATTGTGGCCCTGCCACATTCCCTGGTAATTAAAAAAGACCAGGCGGAATTGGAACGCCAATCGATCTCGGAAGGCATGAAAAAATGCCCATTCTGCGCCGAATTAATTAAGTCGGAAGCCAAAATTTGCCGCTATTGCAATCAAGAATTGCCCCCAATTTAACAGGAGAAACTCTCTTTTTTTTCATCCAGGATTTAAAGAGACAATAAAGAAATATGATTTAAGGAGGAATCATGAGCATTGCTAAGAGGAAAATTGGTTTTTATTCTTTGATCGTCAATGACTTATCCACTCCGTCACATATGGTTTCAGACCCTATTATTATTAAGGATGTTATTGATTATATTGTTAATCTTGATAAAAGCGATAGAGTCTATGATCTTTTCAAAAATCATAAATTTCACCTCATAGACTATGCTCTTTTTGAAGGTGGTGCCCACAAATTAATTTTTAAATCTGGTAAATATTATCATCGGCCTCCTTTGATCGATAAAGAATCTGCCTCGGAAAGAGACAATCCAAAAACTCTGAACGAAGGTGAATCAGAAAAAACTCATATTGTCATAAAATATAAAGACAGAGAAGCTATCTTAATAAAAGAAGATAGAAGGAGCGGAATCAGTATTGGAAATGTTATTGAATATTTATCGCATTATTTATGGCTAATGCGCCGAGACATCGATGATAAGATTAAATATAGCATCAGTTTCAATATTATCGCAAAGGATAATTTTTTAAAAGAGTTGAATAATTTGAATAGAGCTATGGCAGGAGAAATCTTCATGGATCGTAAATTATTGGGGTCCCCTTTTTTAAATCTATCTTCTCGAACTGAAGAGGTCCAAGAGACTCTACAATTGATTATTAAGGCCAAAAAGAAGAAATCGATTAAGGAAACCCTGATAGAAATCTATCATAAATTTGCAGCTAATTCTTCTAACATTGAAAAAATCAGAATTCATGGATTAAACGCCAAAGGAGATTCCATTTTACTTGACACCGATCTGATAAAGAAGATAGAATATATATCTACAGGAATAGATGAAGCTACAGGTATTGTTGAAAGTAATGCTTTCATCGACCGCTTGGCTTCAATTATGGATGGCTTATGATTTTTCAAGACCTTTATCTCGAATTTCTATACCCCATCACTGATTATTTTAGAACTTTAAAGCGCAATGAAGCTTATTTCGAATTAGCTATGCCCTTGATATGCGCCATCCTTGTTAATTTATTTATCCTTACTAACATAAATCTGGAAAAATTAGGGTCATTTATTGGATATATTATTAATTTTTTAGCAATTCTCGTCGGATTTTCCATTACTGCGGTTACTATTCTCTCTTCGGAATCTGGTCAACGTTTTGAAATATTACGCAAAATGGAAACTGATCGAAAAATTGGGAATAAACCTATCCATGGTTATCAATTAATTTTGATTACTTTTATTTATGTGATTTTGGTTGAATTTTTCACACTGGCTTATAATCTCATTTATTATCTTTCTTGGATGAATGGCATCTTTATATCTTATTATAAGATAATTATTAGCATTAATATCTTTTTGATGTTTCATGTCATTGCACTTAATATCCGTAATATCACGAATTTCTATTTCATTTTTTGGAAATTAGATAATAAACAGTCACCACCAACCATTGGATAGGCGAGCCGGAAGGAATCAAATTACTTAAAGCTCTGCATCCTCCCTATCATGCGGCCTCCGGGCCGCTTTTTTATTCTAAAAAATAATCGTGGGCGGATATTTTTTGCTTGACAACTATCCGTAGCCTTCTGTATTATCCCTATTCAGCAAAGCGCATCAACCCACCCCCGGCAGCGCCTGGGGAACAAAAAAGTTTTTTCTATCCCCCAACCTTCAACCCCGGCGGCGCTGGCCGCCGCCGGGAACCCTTAAAGGAACAGGCCATGCTGCAAAGTCGATGTATCGGAAAAAGGAAAGCCTGGCCTACGCCGCCGGCGCCGTTCCGGTCAGCATCCGGAATCTCGATTCTGGGGGCCCTGCGCTTCGAGCTGAGCTGGCATTATCGGGATCAGGAGCTGCCTCGGGAGAAGCAGAAAAGCCATGAGTGAACCGGAAGCAGCCGGGACCATCGTCCGGCGGATCATGCGGGAGATGCAAGAAACCATCACCAAGGCCGGTGGTGACCCGACCCCCATCGACCTGTGGGATGAGCCGCCCCAAAAAAACCGGTTGCGATTACTCAAAGGCGGCAAGGAGGCCCCATGTGGGGATTCCTCGCCGGATTGATCCTGGGGATCTGGATCGGTATGGCCACCATGGCCAAACGAGCCAAAAAACGCCTGCACAGGAGAAACCCATGCACCAAATCTTGAGCCGGTGGTGGCTCTGGCTGGAAAGCGAGCCGGGTCCCGTTTTCATCTTCCTGGTCTTTATCCTGGCCGCCCTGGCCTTGTCCTCCATCCTCAATGCACCTTGGGCGCCTTTGCCCGGAATCGATTTTTAAGAGGGGCGGTAACCTGATGAGCGGCAAATGTCCGGAATGCGAAGCCCATTTTGAGGATTATTTTCGATGTCCCCATTGTCAAGAAGAGTTAATCCCGGATTATCAACCCGCCTTGAAACCGGAATTAGGCTGGTGCAAATGCGGCAATGAGGCCACGATCGCCTTTGAAAGCGACGGCCACCGGGTAGCCCTTTGCGATCCCTGCTGGCAGCGGGGCACCAAAAAACTCCTTGCCGATCTACAAAAGCGCCGGGGAAAAAGCATGGTTTGCCGGAGAAATCGCCATGTTTGACCATCTCTCCCAAGGCCGCTGGTGGGATAGAGGCCTGGACCTGGTGACCGGCTGCACCCCGGTGTCCCCCGGATGCGCACACTGCTGGAGCGCCGAGAAGACTCACCGGGCCGGCTATCAGCACAACCCCAAGATCAAAGCCCGCTATAGCGGTCTCACCGATGCCACCGGCCGCTTTACCGGCACAGTCCGCCCCCAATGGCAGGACCTGGACAAGATCGGCCGGGCCCGGAAGCCCCAGGTCTACACCTTTTGGAATGACTTGTTTCATCCAGGGGTGGAAGAAGAATTTATCACCTCGGTTATGCTCAGGATTTTGACCCACCCTCAGCATTTTTACATCATCTGCACCAAACGGCCAGAACGAGCTTTGAAATATTTTCAGACATGTTATCCGAATCTTATCTTGCTGAATGGCGGTGACCATCAAAGCATCCTGGCCCGGCGCCTCATGATCATGACCAGCACCGAAAACCAGGAGATGGCGGATCTCCGCCTGCCGTTCCTCTTGCAGATCCCCGGGGTGCTGCACGGGGTGAGCGTGGAGCCGGGGCTGGGGCTGGTGGATTTAGAAAAAATACAATGGCCCAATAAGCATAAGGTCGATGTTCTTAACGGCGGCTATTGGGATGATCGCTTTGGTTTTGTGAATCATTCTGATTTTCCGGCAACCCTTGATTGGGTCATCTGCGGCGGCGAGACCGGCCCTCACGGCCGGCCCATGCACCCGGATATCCCCCGGAAACTCCTGGATGATTGCCAGCTGGCAGGGGTGCCGTTCTTCTTCAAAAGCTGGGGGGAGTGGCAGGAAGGGTCTGACTTTAGAAGCAAGGCCCTTTGCGTTTATAACGACGGGCGCACCGTGGAATTTTTAAAGGAGGCAATTTTGGCGGAAGAAAACCGCAGCGGCATACATCATCAACAGGTTCATCCTACCCTTATGACCCGCACCGGCAAGAGAGCCGCCGGCCGCCTCCTGGATGGCCGGACCTGGGATGAGGTGCCCACCTTATGAGGGATAACCCTGAACCACAAGGAATGATTCCTTCCTATATTCCCTTCCAGACCTGGGCCTGTACCCGGGATTTCCTGGAAGATTTATACTTGATGCGTTGCCGGTTCCTGGTGAGCCTGGGGGCGCCATTGCCCAAACTGCTGATGAGCACTATTTTCATCTGCCACGGCAGCATGAATTAAGGAAATTTCCTTGAATCTCCTGACCCCCAAAGAAGCCCGGGCTATCTTGAAAGTGTCGCCAAACACCCTACGGCGCATGATTGGGTAGTGTCCTAATTTGAAGTGACAGGTTGCGGTTCGAGAAAGGATTTTAAGAGGATTCTTAAGGCTGGTTCATCCTTGGTTTGACATTCCCATATCACGAGAACGCTCCAGCCTTGAGCCTGTAAAGCCGCCCCATTCTCTGCGTCGCGGTCCTTATTTCGAGCTAATTTCTTCTCCCAATATTCAATATTGGTTTTAGGAATGCGCGATCCCCGCTTGCAATCGTGTCCGTGCCAAAAACAGCCGTGTAAGAAAAGAACTTTTCGATGGCTCGCAAAAACAAGATCGGGTTTTCCAGGGAGGTCTTTCCGGTGCAAACGGTAACGATATCCCATTGCAAAGACAAGCCGGCGGACAATCATTTCCGGCCCCGTATTCTTACTGCGGATGGCGCGCATGTTTGCGCTGCGCCGTTGGACAGAAATTGTATCCATTTAATTTCTTACAGTTTGCTGGTTCTGCCGGGTAATTTGTCTTAAGGCCGCCATGTCCAGCAACGGTTCTCTCCAATGCACTATTGCGTGACAGTTTGCACACAAGAGTGTGAGATCGCTGAGACTAGTTATAGCATTCGGCAGAAGCGCGGCTAGCGGTAGAACGTGGTGCACCATTATAACGCCCCTTCCGCGCTCCCCGTACATTTCTTCGAAAGCAAATGTGCAGTTCTCGCAATATATCCGGCCATGCTCTCTCTCAAATACTCTGACCTTTGCTGTCCGGAGTGTTCGGCTTCGGTCGATGCGGTTGTGAGACACCAAGCGCCGCGTAGTTTCATTGGCTGTCAGGGTTGTTAGAATTGGAACTTCTGGAGGTTCCTCGGGATGCTCAATAAACTCTTCGCTTGGAGCTTCAATTGCCTCGGCCAACAAGGGATGATCTTCGAGGCGTACGGCGAGTTGGTCCGCAACGCTGCGCAACTCTGCTACAGGAACGCCTCTATCAACAAGCAGCCGGTAACGGTTAGCGAGGGTCTGGATAGGCTCAGGCAAATCTTCTCGGGCCACTAAATCTCTGATGCGCGTAAGCCGGTCCACAAGGTCTATTTCATTGTTGTCATGCAAAATTCGCAGCCTCTGCGGAGTGCAGACGGCCCGTTGATCGTCTGCGTATTCGGCCAGAAATGTAATGGCGCTAATCACGTACCCCTTATTTCTAAGCGGTAGGACAACGTTGCCCTGATATTGTCGGATCGGATCGGGCAAAAGTGCTAAAGCAGCTATCAATTGATGGACATTCAGAAGCGATCTGTCATTCGGATTTTCACGTCTAATGCGGGGCTTTCCGTCTTTTATTCTTCCCCATACATCAGTCGTAATATATGCGCCAGGCACCGAGACTGCATTGACGACAATTTGCCGCCCAAGAAGGACTCCCCGCGGAACATGCTCATATTCACCGCGGCCGCCGCTGGGTCGCCACCGTAAGTCTACTTGAGGCATGATATCTCCTGCCGTAGCGGGGTCTCAGATTCGGTCATTTGCGCGGCTGATTGAAAGTATTGAGCTATGCGGTGCCCAAGCCACTCCGAAACTGCCGGTGTAACGGAATTTCCAACGGCATGATACCGCACGCTGTCGTTGTCTTCTTTCCCAGGCACCGGCGCATCAGTCCAGTTTTCCGGGAATCCCTGAATGCGCTCTATCTCTACCGGAACGAATCGGCGCACGCGCCCCTCTGGATACCAGACATAATTCCGGCTCCAGTCCGTTCCGGTATGCCGGGCCGATTCGGCATAAATGCAGTGCGCCCGAGCTTTTACGAGCGGCCCCGTGCGAGGATTTCCAAGGATTGTCTGAAAGAGGCTGGGAGGTTTCTTCCCATCTGATCTACTCGGCGCAGAATCCCCATTGCCGCATTCTGGCTCAAAAAGTATTTGTCCGGCACCGGCTGGGTCTCTATGTACGGCAGCAACATACACTCGCTTACGTGACTGGGGGACTCCGAAATATTGGCTGTTAAACACTCTCCACGCCACACCATACCCGAACTCATCCAGCGTCTTGAGTATGATGGCGAAGTCTCTTCCTCGGTGGATAGTGAGAAGGCCGTGCACGTTTTCGAGTATAACAACCTTCGGGCTACGCGCACGCACCAATGCCGCGAAATCGTAGAAGAGTCCTGATTGAGTTCCCCGGAGGCCGGAGCGCGGACCCATTCGAGCAAGCGATAAATCTTGGCAAGGAAAGCCGGCGGTCCAGATTTCGGCAGGGGGGATGTCTCTTGGGTCAACATGTCTAATGTCCTCCTTAAGCGGCACTTCAGGCCAATGGCGGCTGAGCACCCGCCGGCAAAATTCTTTCTTTTCACACAGAAAAACGGTTTTTAGGTTCGCCCGTTCAAAGCCTAGGTCAAACCCCCCTATCCCCGAAAAAAACGATGCATGGGAAAGCTGTTCATAGGAATCGCTTCCCTCAAATAGAGTTTTTTGGTTGCTGTAATCTCTCATCATCCACCTCCTTGTACGCCTTTAAAATCATAGACGATGGAAGCCCGAACAGCTTTCTCAGGAGAATCTATGGGAGAAACATGCAGCACGGCATAATACCGCCGTTTCGTGCTTCCCTCTACGGACGATGACCATGCATAACATTTATCGGCCTGGGGATGGCCCTTAATCTCAAAAACGGATACGACCCCACTCCAAACGGTTTCATCCCCGAATTTCTCCACCACGGCCACATCTTCCAGAAAAGACGCCTGGCAACGGTGCAGCCGCTCCACAGCCTGCTTCAAATCTTCTTCCATAGATAAACCAACCCCAAAAGGATTTTAGCAAATTTTTAGACGGGAACCAGTTTAGTCCAATCCCATTTGCCAGCTTGGTATAAAGTGTCCATCTCTTTTGCTAAGTCAGGGTCATACCTGAATACATCTTCCCGCGGGAACCCTATGGGCTGGATTTTTTCCTCTCCTGCCAACAGGCGCTCAAGGTGGGTATCATCAGTGATATAAACCCCACGCTCGACTTCTTCCCATACACGGCGAAGCAAAGGCACACCTCTAAAGGCCCTGACAATCACTAAATCGCCTCGCATGATAGCTACCTCCCTGATGAGATGGCCCAATTATATTCGGACTTTATTCAACCTCAAAAAAAAATCGCCAAACTCATTAATTTGGTATTTTAGGTATTGACTTGGTATCTGGATATGATAATATTGGTATCAACAGGAGGGGATGGCTATGGTCACCAAAGAGACTGTTAAGAAATTGATCCCGCCATATGTGCCCTATAGGACATTTGCGAATTTTCTTGATGGCCTGAAACGTGGGATACCACAACGAATTGACCGAAGTTTGATGGGGTCAACATCAGGAGCCCTTCAAAGGCAGATCATGCAGGCTCTAGAATATCTAAGTCTGATAACAGATAACGGAACCCCCACAGAGAAATTAGAGCATCTTGTCCATTCGGAGGGTCCGAAAAAGCAAGAGGTTCAGAAAGAGATTCTCGAATCAAGTTTTGATTTCTTGTTCAAAGATGGCATTCAGCTTGACCGTGCAACTGCGAGTCAATTCCGGGAGCGTTTTGAAAAGACAGGGGCAACGGGTGATACCCTCCGAAAGTGCATGGCATTTTTTCTGACTTTTGCCAAAATTGCCGACATAGGGTTATCCCCTCATATAAAAAAGGTTCCGAGTCTGCGCCCTAAGATGGTTAAGGTTAGGCTACCCAAGGACAAACCAGTTTTGCAAAAAACGCCGATACCGCCGGTTTTACCCAAAGAAAGCCGAGGCGGAAATATAGCGCCTTCGCAGCCGGAAGACAATTCCTTAGCGAAACTCATATTGGCAAAAATACCTGACTTCAATCCAGAGTGGACAGAAGAGACGCAAAAAAGCTGGCTCGATACAATCAATAAGTTGATGGATCGGCTTGAGAAAAAGCCAGAGAATTAATAATGCAGCAGGGGGTGATGAACATGAGAAGAGTTTCTGCCTCTGCCGATCACCGCAGCAAATCGCCGTCGGTGGAGGCCAGAAAAAGCAAGGTCCCGTTGCTTGTGGATAATCGTTGGCGCGATTCAAGCAGCGGGACCGTGGCGATTCTCTGGCGGGGCGCGATTGGTTCCCAGGAGGCCCTTACAACCATTCCGGGCGGGGTTCAACTCCCCGGCGCTCCACTTTCATTTACGATAGCAAGTATTTACCCTTAAGTCAATAGGAATCCGTAAGATGAACATTCTAAGGCAAGAGAAACAGGAAGCGGCGATAGCGGCCCTGGTGGAAGGTTCTTCAATCCGCTCAGTTGAACGGATGACCGGGATTCACCGTGATACCATCATGCGGCTAATGTGCCGCGTGGGTCAGGGCTGCGAAAATCTGATGGATTCCTACATGCACAACCTGAAATGCCAAAACGTCCAGGTTGACGAAATCTGGTGCTTTGTCGGGAAGAAGCAGCGCCACCTTAAGCAAGACGATAACCGCGAAGAACTTGGCGATCAGTGGGTTTGGGTGGCTCTGGACGCCGACAGTAAATTGATACCGACATATTTAGTCGGGAAGCGCACCTTTGAATATGCCCAGGCATTTATTGATGACTTGTCTTCCCGCCTGGATAACCGGATTCAATTAAGCAGCGACTCCCTTAAGGCATATATAGAGGTTGTGGAAACCACGTTTGGCAGGGAAGTGGATTACGGCCAAGTGGTAAAAGCGTACGAGGCGGAACCGATTGGCGCTGGTAGGTATTCGCCTCCGCGCGTGGTTAGCGCGGAGCGTAGGGTTATCATCGGTAATCCCAAGGTTTCTAAGATTTCAACCTCATATATCGAAAGGCAAAACCTGACCATGCGGATGCAGATGCGCCGCTTCACTCGGTTAACCAATGCCTTTAGCAAGAAATTGGATAACCTCAAGGCAGCCGTTGCCCTGCATTTTGCCCATTATAATTTTGTCAGGATTCATAGCTCATTAAGGGTCACTCCGGCCATGGCCGCGGGTGTCACCGATCACCTTTGGTCACTTTCTGAACTTATGCGAGAAGCAAATTAGGACAGTACC